GGACTATCAGCTAAGAGCTGTCTTATACATGAGCCGCTTGCCCTTCACGCCTTTCAAGATTGCGTCGGCATGGCCCTGATGCTCGCGCTCTACGGCTGCGGATCCAGCGGGGATAATGTGCCCAAAGTGCTGGTGGAAAGCTCGTCATGACCGACCTTGAGATGACCAAGTTGTGCGCCGAGGCGATTTGCGCGTGCATGAGAACCGGGCTGACAAGTGCATCTGGGCATCGGTTCACAGTTGAGCTTGCTGACTGACGCCGTCCCTGACGGCAAACAAATGGAGGGATGAAGTGAACACCCCGCGCACAGACAAGTTCTATGACGAGGTTTCCGACCGGGAATCTCCAGACAACGGGCAGAAGGGTTGGGCCTTGCCTAGTAAGTGGAGCTACGAAGCCATTATTGATGTGGTGGACTTCGCCCGAAAACTGGAAGTCGAGAATGCGGAACTGCTGAAATCGTTGCAGGATTTGCTCGCATTCGCAAGCTGGGAACGTGGACGAGATGTCCCCACGCAAGTTATAGCCGCCCGTGCCGCCATCAAGAAAGCCACATGAATTACTACCGCTGCTATATCTGTCAACAAGGGGCGCAAGATTTGGGCGAGATCAAACATCTTCCAAACTGTTCTTCGCAGATCGTCTGCCCAACTTGCAAGTTGCCGAATGATTGGCGCTCTGCACTGGTGGTTCATGGAGTGGCGTTCCTTTGTACCGACAAGTTTCATTTAGCCAAAGATTAACGCCGTCCCTGACGGCAATGGAGGGATGAGAGATGCGGGTTTTGGTTGCGTGCGAGTTCTCGGGGATTGTTAGGGACGCTTTTTTAGCAGAAGGACATGATGCTTATTCCTGTGACCTGATTCCGAGTGAACGCCCAGGGCCTCACATCCAAGATAACGTAGCTTTTAGGTTAACTGATAAGTGGGATTTGATGATTGCTTTTCCTCCTTGTACCTACCTTTGCAGCATGGGCCTATGGTGGAACAAGAAAAGGCCCGAGCGGATTCCGCAGATACTTATGCAATCGAACATTCATCGCATCGCTATCGAAAACCCAGTTGGGTGCATTGGAACAAGGATTAGGAAGGCAGACCAACTAATCCAGCCGTGGCAGTTCGGGCATGAAGCAAACAAGCCGACATGCCTATGGCTGAAGAACCTTCCTCCATTGGTTCCAACGAATGTAGTTGGCCGTGGAAAGTTCTATACAAAGGCAAACGGCGCAAGGATGTCCGCATGGTCTCACATTACTTCCGGGACTAGAAAAGAAGAACGCGCACGGATTGCCAGCAGGACATTCCCAGGAATCGCAAAAGCAATGGCTGAACAGTGGGGAAATCCTTTCATGGAAGAAGAAAGATATGACATCGAGGTTGACCGCGATCCTCCATTCAATCATCAGTTGGTTAGATAACATGAACTTGTCAGACATTTTTTACGAGGCCGCTATACGAATGAGCGATGGAAAATCCTCATTTTACTCATGCGCAGCCGTTGAGGAAGTAAGTCCATCTGTTGATCCTAATGGATACGGAGCGATGAACGATTACGCAATGCTCATGAAGCCCGATGGTAGCCTTGACCTTCATACGCTCCACGTTAGAGCGGCGGCTAAATCAGTTCGCTGGGGACTGAGGGAATACCGCACTTTTATGTTGTTGATGGCATCAGAGGCGGCTAAATGAGTGACATGCAATGGTACGTCCAGGTAGGACTTCAACAACTGTGGGAGATGGAACATGGAAAAGTCGGAGAGCATCAAGGAACTGGCAACCGCGTTAGCGAAAGCACAGGGGGAGATCAAGGGTGCCCTGAAGGACTCGGCCAACCCGTTCTTCAAGAGCAAATACGCGGACCTTTCCAGTGTTGTAGAGGCTATACGGGGGCCGCTGGCAGTCCATGGCCTGTCTTATGTGCAAATTGCCCACGACTCGGATAACTCCGCAAAGATTGAAACCCTAATTTTGCATAACTCCGGGGAGTGGCTTTCCTGCGGCGCTGTAAGCGTCCCAGTGAGCAAGGCTGACGCACAGGGGTTCGGGTCGGCCATGACCTACGCTCGCAGGTATGGCTTGTCCGCGGCCTTTGGTGTGGCTCCTGAGGATGACGATGGAAATGCGGCAGCGAAGAATCCTCCGAAAAAGGTTGCCACGGAGGGATTCCAAATCAGCGGCCCTGACGGCGTTGTAACTCAAACGACAATTACAAAACAGGAAACTCCCGGCCAGATAGTGGACACCGAACTCTCCATCGACGGCATGACCCCGGAGATGGTCAAGGCATTACGGATAGAAGCCATGCGGATCATGGGCGACTTCCTGACCATCGGGGCGAAAGCGGCTTTAGGTTCCTGGACAGCATTCAAAAAAGATGCCGACGAACGCGAAGTAACGGCGCTATGGTCGTTGCTGGACTCCAAGACTAGGAGCGGGATCAAGAAAGCGGGACAAGCAACGGAGGCGGCGAATGCTGCTTGATCTTTTCCGGCCCCCCAGACCACCAAGGCCGAAGAACATCTCCTTTGTTCATTTCTGCATGCGCGTATACGGTGCCGATGATCATTTGACTCCTGGGCAGCGCAGAGAAAAACGGCTAGAACAAATGCGAGAACGCAACAAACTGAAGAAATGATCTTCAAGCTCACCAACTCGCCGGCACGAAACAACGCCATTGCGGCGATCATGAAGGCGCCGGACGGGTGGATTGTGCGACTGACTGATGCAACGCGCACGCTCGACCAGAATGCGAAGCTCTGGCCCCTGCTTACCGACATTGCGCGCCAAGTGGACTGGTACGGTCAGAAGATGGACAAGGACGACTGGAAGGCGGTATTTACTGCGGCGCTCAAGAAGGAGCGAGTGGTGCCAGGCATCAACGGCGGTTTTGTGGTGGTCGGGCAGAGTACGAGTGCAATGGGTAAGGCAGAATTCTCCGAACTGCTGGACCTGATTCAGGCCTTCGGAGCGGAGCATAACGTCAAGTGGAGTCTGAGTGAATAGTTACGAATCCCTGGTCCGCGCCCTTCCCTGCCTGCTCTGCCGGCACTTGGGCTACGGAGACACGCCCTCCGAGCTTCATCATCTTGAGTTCGTCAGGGACGCCCTGAGTGCGTATGCCTGCGTGCCTCTGTGCGTCGAGCATCATCGAGGGGCAACGGGAGTGCATGGGATGTCGCGCAAGGTATTTGCGGCGACCTACAAACTATCTGACGTAGACCTCCTCGCCATGGTCAACAAGCAACTCCATGAGCACGGATGAACACTACGCCGCTTACTACGCCATGATCCTGACCATGCACGCTCGCAGTGTGTATCTGTCCTGGCTGTATCACAACCGCCCGAAGGCATATGCGCTTGTGGTCAAGCGGCACAAGGTAGAGGTTGCAGAATGGGAAAGGTGAGCAAGTACCGCAACGTCAGGACAGAGGGCTTCGCTTCCAAGAAAGAGGCGGCAAGGTACAAGGAATTGCTGTTACTGGAGAAGGCTGGAGAAATCTCCGATATTCACACACAAGTGCGATTCAAGTTAGACGTGAATAATGAGCACATTTGTGACTATGTAGCGGACTTCACCTATCTCAAGCGAGATGCCCGCTGGCGCACAGTTGAGGACTGCAAGGGATTCAAGACGCCGATCTACCGCATCAAGAAGAAGCTGATGAAGGCCGTGTACGGCATCGAAATAACCGAGACATGAGATGACCCAACCCGACCGCCTTCTCACCTACCTCCGGATGCATCGCTACATCTTCCCGCTGGCTGCGGCGATGAAGCTTGGCATCTACCGCGTGGCGGACCCGGTGCATAAGTTGCGCTGCAAGGGGTATCGCATCCGCACGGATATGACAGCGGTCACGAATCGGTACGGCGAGGTCACGCTGGTGGCGAAGTATGTTTACCTTGGGGAGCCGAAGTGAAGCGCCGCTGGCTGCTATGGCTTAGAGACTGGTACGCCAGACGGGCGGAAGGTCATGCAAGGCAAGCGGCACGGTATCACTACCGGCGAGCGGTGGTGCTGGAGGAATTGGCGAAGTACGACGAGGAGAATAAATCATGAAAGACGGCGGACCGGCGTTTCCAGAGAGTCAAAGCGAAATGTCATATGCTTGGATTGGCGAAGGCATGTCCCTGCGCGATTACTTTGCGGCGAAGGCGATGATTGCGCTGCATTGTAGCGATGAACGAAACGGTGATTGGTCTGATTATCTTCCAGACATAACCGCAAAGCATGCATATGAAATGGCCGATGCCATGCTAGCCGAGCGCGAGAAATGAAAACCTACCGCTCCATCTGGTGGCTTGACTGCGCCCCGTTTGCCCTGCTGCTGCTAGCGCTGGGCGACGTGGGGCTGCGGGCGGTGGGATGGTTCCGGCTATATACGACGATGTTTGCTGGTTAAGTGTGGTCGGGCGCGGCAAGGCAAGGTGTGGCGGGGCCAGGCACGGCAAGGTGTGGTCGGGCGAGGCAGGGTAAGGCGGGGTGCGGCGGTACATCGGACTGCTGGTGCGGTATGGACGGTGCGAGGTGGCGCCGTTGCTGATAGCGGCGGGGTTGTATGGAATACTTTAAGGAGAACACCATCATGAAAGACGGCGGACCGGCGTTTGCAATACCGGCATGGTTAAGTCCGGCGGTTGACGAGCATGGAGTGCAGAGGCCAGAGTTCGGTAACGCCGTGGTCCCAGCTCAACGCGGCATGTCCCTGCGTGATTACTTTGCGGCACAAGCACCAGAGCCGTCAATAGAGGATATCACCCGCGAACAGTCAATAGACAGAGGAAAGAATCCACACAACGACTCTTACAAACCGCGACTCAGAGAACGGGAGGAGATTATCTGTTTTTTGCGATACAAGCGCGCCGACGCCATGCTAGCCGAGCGCGAGAAATGAAAACCTACCGCTTCCTCTGGTGGATCGACTGCGCTCCCTTCGCCCTCCTGCTGCTGGCGATGGGCGATGTGGGACTGCGGGCGATGGAGTGGTTCCGGGTCTATACAATGATGTTTTCTCACTGAACAGGAGATTCAAATGATGATCTACAGGCAAGGTGATGTGACGTTGGTGAAAGTTTCCGAAGTTCCGACTGCGGCAAAGGAACTGGCGGGCGATGTGATTCTCGCATTCGGTGAGGTCACCGGCCATGCGCAATGGAGACGTGATGGATAAGCCAACCCAAAGCATGGAAGAATACCTCGCCGAATGCGATGGGGATGGCGAGCCGGATGAGATGGATATTGCCCGGGACTGGCTCATTGAACAAGATGAGGATCGGGAGCCGCCAGACTGGTCGGTGGCTGTGGATAGTCGGCAGATCGACCGGGAGAATGCCAGAGAGATTAACAGGAAAATATCATGATGCTGAACCTTGTTACACCGTCGTTCCCATGCAGGTGTTCTTGGTGTAACTTTTAAGTTCCTCGCGGCTTTTGCCGTCGTTGATCCACTGCCGGATGAACTCGAAGGCCACGGTATCACGCTCGTCCATGCCGTTGAGTATTACCATCGGATTCTCGTTGATGATGTCGAACACTCCGGCGGCCCAGTTGGCAATGGCCTGACATCCCTTCTCCTGCGTGATGCGCTCAGATGATGCCCCCATCAGCATGAGGGCGACCGCGAGGATGAGCAGGTATCTCACCCTCCCGCCTTCTTGATAGCGAGCGCGAGAGTAATGCGGGCCGTGTCATCCAAGGACACAATCTGCGCCCATTCCTCGGGCGTGAAGTTGCGGTTCTCAGCGGTTGCTTTCTGGATCATTCCGCTTACTAGTTGCGAGTTCTGCAACAGTTGAATTGCGGCGCTGGTCAGGTTCGCCAGCATGACGATAGCTTCGGCGGCTCCCATTAGTGGACTCCTCTAGAGTTGAGATAGGCCGCCAACTGCGTCAGGATGCCGTTAGCCAGCGTCAGCTTCCCAAGAGCGGTGGTGGTATCTCCGGTCGAACTGGCGAGCTTGGACGCATCCAGGGCTGCCCTGGCTTCATCCGCCAAGGTCTGAACTTGTTTCGCATCGGCGACCGTGATGACTCCGGTAGACAGCGCATTGGCTGCCGAGACTCTTACTCCACCGACCTGCGCATAGCCGTAAGCTAGTTTTTGCTCGAACGTCTGTGGCGGAGTCAGACCCAACTGCGCACAGCCAGTCAGCAATAGCAGAAGTAACCAGTACTTTCGTAATGCGATCATCGTCTCTCCTTTCAACCATTGTCCTGTTCTTCTGGACCGACGGTAACGGTTGTAATCTTGTCATGATACGCTGGGATATGCTTGATGAACGGTACATTTAGGCCGCGTCCAGAGATAACTTCGGTAGTCGGTTCTTTGTCGTCGTATTTGGTTGTGACTGGAACCTTGTAGTTACCATTCACGCTCACATTGATAGATATGGTCATCGTTTCTCCTTTGGTTTGCGTTTAAGTTTAAGTTTACGTCTTCGCTCGGCCAGCGTCCACTGCCGCTTGGGTAGTTGCTTAGCCAAGCCAGCCATCGTGGTGCCCATCGTTGCCAATGAGCCGACAGCTAGCGGAAGCAGGTTCGTGATGCCAGCCGCGTACAGCACGCCCAGTTGCGTCAATCCGGCTGAGAATCCGCCGATTAGCAACTGGGTTAGGCGGTTCATGCTTTAGGCGCGGCTTTGGGCGATACCATGCTGTCAATGGCAAACCCGAAGGTAAAGGCCGAGGACAGCAGCATTGGCAGGCTTAAGTTTGCAAGCGAGCCAGATTCAAGAAGAACAAACCATCCCCCGCCAAGTGCACCGGCAGTCCCGATGCTGTAACCTGGGGTTTCGGTGAACCAATAGGTGATGAAGTCCGCGCTTGCTTCTCCACGCCGTACTTTCTGCGCCCAGTGAATCATCGCGCCCGCGAGGGATACGATGATATAAGTCACCAGAGGATTCGACGTTATCCAGTTTTCCATAAGTGCTCCTTATCGTATTTCCCCATCCATCCACCGGGGAGTTGTGCCCCGGACTACCCGCACCGCCGCCAGGTCCATTGCTGCTAGGCCCAGGGCCAGGAGCAGGGCCGGGTGAATGTCCTGACCCATGAGCGCCATGCCCACCTGAAGGCCCACCATGACCGCCAGAGCTACCGCAACCACGGGCGTAGGCCCCGGAGGAAAACAGCAACAGCGCAATAAATAGCCATTTCATTCATGCGTCCTCTTAAGATTTTGTTCGGAATAAAGCAGAACACGGTCCAGTTTGTCTTCCTGCCGAGTCATTCTTAAAAGTACCTCTGTCTTCCACTCCCTGAACTCTTCCCGGATGGAAATATCATGCTGGCCAAGTTCCGCCAGCTGTCCTTTCATGACCAGCTGTTCATCATGGAGCGTGAGCCATGCGAGGAAAATAACCCCGACAGCACCAGCGAAAGAAATAATATCCCCGATGGAGAGTTCCTTGTTGATGTGCCATTTCCTTCGGTCTATTCCGTCAAACTTACTGGTTTGCACTTAAATTCCTTTCGTGTATCCCGCCGCCCTGGTCCAAGTCAGAACATCCCCGCGTGGCTGGCTATCCTCCACAAAGGACACATGCACCCAAGACCCTTCGAAGATCAACTGGTCGTACTGAAGCTCGTTCCAGTTCATCTGCAAAAGCCTCGCAATGTCCTTGGGTGTTCCGAAGGCGGGACAGATGAAATCGCATGCCTCGCCCTTGGTATGCTGCGAGGTAGGAGCCCCGCCGATGGCGGCATTCAGTTCTGGGCTGCGATAGCCCGAGTTGACCGAAATCGGTTTGCCAAGGAGGTTGCGGACCTTCTCCATCTGCGTTGCCGTGAAGGTGAGTCTGGCGATGATGGCCGGCGTCGGCTCGTTGGAAATGCCCAGTCTCTCGGCGGATTCGGAGACCGTCATTTCCTCAAGGGTGAAGTGTTCGGAGAGGTTCATGCGTTATAGTAGGGAATAATTTTATCGGCACCATCAACGGATATTTTCAGGTATCCGACCGGATTCGCCGTTAGTGCGCTTGCCGCCCCATTGGCGCCTATCGTAGTCTGATGCGTTGATCCGAACATCACCTGACCCGCGGCCACCTGTCCCGAATTGGCCGCAGCAGTCAGGATCACGCCGTCCACCTTGACCTGATGCGTAAACCCGGGATTGTCGAAGGTCGTCGTTGCTATCTGACTGGCTCCGCTGTGGCGGAACAAATAAGCCCCGACGCCCGTTTGAGAAAGGACGAGCTTTCCGGCGGCGCTGCCGTTGTTGACATTCATGTTTTGCAGCCAGAGATTGATGAACTGGAGGCAGCCGGTGATATTGCTCACCCTGGTGATGAGGGTATTGTCGGTCCCGTTGTCTGTGACGGTTGCAAATCCGTATCGAACCCCGAAGAGCGTATTTCGATTGGTCCCGGCATCGAAAATAATGTCGGAAGTCACGTTGGCTTCCGTATAGGGAAAGAGGATTTCCTGACCGTTCGCTCCTGTCGCCAGGTGAATTCCATAACCTGTGTTGGTTTCGCAGACAGGAAGAATAAACACGTTGTCCAGTGCATTGCCGACCTGGATTCCATCCCCGCCGTTGGATCGGGAATCCACGCCCTCGTAGATACCGACATTCGCGTTAGGGCCGGCATTGGCGTCAAGAATCAAAAGACCATGGGAGGTATTACCAATCAAGTGAACTGACTTCGCTATGCCAGAATTGGAACTATTACTGGCGGCTGTCTTGTCTCCCACACGCAAGCCCACGCCGCCATGATCGGTGCTTGAAACGCCTTCCAGGACGAAGTCGGGGCCTTTGATGTAAATGCCGTCCCCACCGTTTCCGGCGTCTCCGCGAATGCCGAGGTTATGCAAACCACATTCAGGCGCGGAGATGATCAATCCATCGAAGTTTCCATGCTTGAGAAAGGTCGTGCCCCGGTTAACGCCCGAAGCCGCGCTGAATCCCCTTCCAACAAGATGTTGTCCCCGGGATAGGGTGATCGATGAATTGATCTGGATCTGCCCGGCAGGCAATTCGACCATCCCGCCACTGGCGGGCAAGGCCGCTAATGCCGCCATGATATGCGACGCCTCATCAACCGTGCTGGTCCCGGCGGTAATGGCCGCGTTATCGGCAACTGGAATATAGTCGAAGGCGTTAAAAATATCCCGGCTTTTGCTCTGTACTGTTCTTGCTACCGCTCCCGCCCCGCTCTGGATGAACCCCGCCAACGAGGCTCCGGAGGAGGCGGCAAGTGCGGTCGTGGTAACGAACTGCGTCGTGGAATCCAGCGTAAAGGTGAATGTCTTGGTCGTGATGCCGATCTTGGTGATTACGCCGTCGTAAGTGCCGTCCGCCGCATAGAGGGAGAAATTGCCACCCGAGTCTGAGGTCAACGGATTGGTTTTCGGCGTTACCCCGCCGGAGTCGGAGAACAGGCTTGCAGCCGTCGTCGTGCCGCCCAGATAAATCTGGATGGACGCGCCGATAACCGCGTTGTGCGCGTTGTCCTCGATATTGTTGGCGTATTGTTGCATCAGGAAGCCTTATGGCCGAAGACTGAGATGGTTCCGGAAGTCCAGTTGCCCGTGCTGGGAGCGAACTTGATTCCAGTCACGGCTGCCGTGCTGATAACCATTGCGCCGCCATAACCGGAAGCCGAGTTGTCCGTGGCCCCCGGAAAATAGCTCATGTCCGACAGGTTCATCTGTTTTCTCAGCGTGGAACTCGGTGCCCACAATGTAACTCGGCCATTAAAGCCATTATTGGTGGCAGAATTGCTTATGCCTTGTGCTGCTATTTCCGGGAAGCGGAAGACATTCGTGCTGTTGCCGGAGATGGTTCGTGTTGTTCCGCCGGAGCTTGTGCTGGTCGCCTGATAGCTGTAGTTGGTCCCGCCGAGATAGGTAGAGCCCGCGTCCTCGCTTAACGAGCAGTCTATGACCGCGCCATTATTGGCAGGAACGGCACGGTAAAGAACGAACTCGTAATAGTCAAACGTAGACCAGTCGAATTCGGTCGTGAATATGCAGCTTGCCCCGGTCAGGGTTTTCTTGGCAAGGAAGGCGACTGGTGCGGCACGCTGGTAGGAGACACACCTGACTACCCCTGCCGCCTCTCCGGCGAATATCGCTACATCTCCGGCTATGGTACGGATGTTTCCTGCCGGCGGAAGGATAAGACTGGCTCCGTTGGTTAAGTTCAACACGCCGTCGAATACAACGGTTCTGATCCTGCCCTGCGCCAACGTTACCGCAGTGATGTCCGTGGTGCCCGTCACATGGACATAGCTTCCCGTGGCAGTATCCAGGTTGATCGTGGAGGCGGAAGCGATATTCGCCCCTTGCTGGGTTTCTATCTGCTGCGCGACGGAGACCTTGAGAGCCGTAGTTGTCCCGGTCGTGAGTGCGCTGGCATCGAACCGGACCTGCTTGGTTGGGTCGGTGTTATCGACAATCAGGCTGTTGCAGTCCGTCAGGTTGAAGCCGTTATTGGCTTGATTGACGATGACGGTGGTGGCCTGCAAAGGCGCGAGCGTGATATTTGCCGCGACTCCGGCTATCGTATTCCCGCCTGTGGCCCTGCCTATCGTAATCGTCCCTGATCCGACGTTGACGATGTTGCACCACCAACCCTGTCCCATGGTCGCAGCATCTCCAAGAGACACGGTAAACGTCCCGGAGCATTGCAGCGTCCGAGCATTGTCCGAGGCAATGGTTGCGTAGGTGCCGGTGATGTTGTTGCTTGAAGTATCCAGCGCATTCAGCAGCGCGGAATTGATGGCAGTATCGAAGCTGTTGAGCGGGTCCGAGAGCTTCTGCTTGATGGTCGCCCAGTTGATCTTGTTGGAGGCGGTCGTGGATCCATCGTCGGGAGGCGGAGATGCATTGTATCCGGAGACCGTCGTGTTGGAGTATTTCGTTCCCATGTCAGTATTCCATGCTCATAGCGTACCCGTGCGAATGAAGGATCGGCAATTGCTCTTCCAGTTCCTCCCCGATGTCGTCGCGTATCTGCCCATCGGAGAGGCAGATTTCATCTACCACTTTCTTGGCGTCCTTGATGGCCTTTCTCACCGTATCTCCCAGCCCTGAAATCACCAAAGCATATTCTCCCGAGGACACGAACATATCCTGTTCCGCAGGATGATCGTTCTTCATGTCCACCGCCTTTCCTTTCATCATGTCGGCAGGGTGGATGTGGTCCCAGTTCTCATCGGTGATTCCGTAGATCGGATTTCCCACGGAGCGCATGTTCTTGTCGGTGGTATAGGGATATTCCGGTTGGGTGAGCACGTAGCCCACAGCAACCTCCTGGGTAACGTCCAATGTATCCTTGCCATCCATGAGGTCGATCATCCATGTCAGAGGATCGCCGATATGTTCGCGCTGCATGATGTAGAAGGCTGGCCATCCCGCCCTTGCAGTGAACTCCAGCGGCCACGGTTTGCCGGATTCATCAATGATGCAGCCCACGTCGATGTCCCCGACATGACCCAGTTGACCCAGGAACGATTCCAGCGGCTTGAGTACTTTGTCGAAGAGCTTATCCTTCTTTGTGTACTGCATGACCGTGCCCTGCTCTCCGGTATTTGGCCCGAAGTTGCCTGACATTAATTTCTTGTGCTCGAAGTTGATGTTCTTCCACTGACCAAATCCCATTTTCGGCGAGAACCAGCAGGACACGCCCATCTCTATGCCGGAAACGTAGTCCTGCAACATGCACTGACCCTTGAGCTTCGAACCGTTCTTCTTCCACTCACGAATCTTGTTGATCATGTCCGCTGGCGTTTTGGAAACGTAGGACATGGACTTGTCCTCTTCGTCTCCGAGTGTCTTGAATACATACCTGCCTTCGGTCTTCCAGACGTGCCGCTCAGCATCATCGAACGATGAAAACGACTTGTACGGCGGACATTGAATGCCGAACTTCTCCAGGCTCTTCATGCCGATCTGGCGATTGATTTCCAGTTGGGCGGATGCCTTCGATGGACCGAATATCGGATAGCCGAGTTTTCGAAAGTCTTCCAGCCGGTCGATGTACTTGTCGTTCCCAGTGAGGAAGATGCAGTCCGCCCATTGCATCCACTTCTCCCAGTCGGAGATGCGCTCTACCAGACCTAGACCGACCTTGGAAGGCGTGCCGTCCTTGTGATTGGAGACGAACCACTTGACCTCATGGCCGTAGGCCAATGTCCTGAGGGCTAGGTCCAAAGCATTGCCATCGGAGTCAATGAGCAAAAGTCTCATTTTTCTGGCTATCTTCGACAGCGGTTTCTTGTTTTATTCTTTCATGCTCCAGCAGAATCTTTGCCGATATTCCTCCTGCCATCGACGACCCATAAGGAACGTCCATTGCCTTTGTCAATAAATTAACCGTCCGTGGGCTTGTCATCATTTTTGCAAGAATCCTTGGAGCGACCAAGATGCCGACGGCTTTTGCCGCCGACTCTCCGGTTCCCGCGCTTCCTTCCATCCACGGATAAACGACCAGACCGCCGATTGCCCCTGCCTGAAAAATCGGTACAGCAACCGACAATGCCTTGATTGTAGGTTCGCGCTGCGAGAGATAGGCGGCTTGGAGGAATTTGGTAATGGATTCTCTTTGCGAGACATCGGTAAACGCGGCCCTGAAAGTACGAGACGCTTTTAGCTCGTTGAGAGTCTTCATCACATTCTCACCTGCTATAGCGCCTTCCGTAGTCTGCGCAGCCCTGGTACCCAACAGGTTTTCAACATAGGCAGCGCGCATGTTATTCCATACTTTTGCAGAGTCGATGGACGGATCCATCTTTGCCGCCTGCCTCAGCGTCGTCCTGGCCTGAACTATTTCCCTCTCGTTGCCTTTTGCGAATAGATACTCCGCAACCCTGGCCGGGTCTTTCTCCATTACCTTCGCAACAATGTCGTTGGTAAAGGCGTCTTTCCCCCTCTTGTAGAATTCAGAAACTCTGCGATATTTTGAGTAAATGTCCACCGGAAGCTTTGCCGCCGCCTCATCCATGCTTTGGGCTATTTTTGATTGCGTTTGCTGGTATAAGGCATGAGCAATGGAGTCCTTCTGCACCCCGCGCTCAAGGTCTCTTTGTCTTGTCAGGGCGAGCGTCCTGTTGAATTGAGCATCAGCAAACGTGGTGAATTCAGGAAGATTCATGGCTTCCTGCAATGAGGATGGAATTACTTTATTGTTTCTGATGTATTTGTCCGCCTCTTTGGAGGCCCATGATTTAACCGCCGAGTTATCGACCACTTGTTGTCCGCCGGTCGCCAACTGGACTTCCTTATCCAAATCCGCATACATCGTTCTGGAGGCATTGGAGAATCCTTCTTCACCCGCGCTGATGGCCCGCTGTAAGCTCAATCCCCCTCGCTTGGGAACCTGATCTGCCGGAAAGGATGTCAAACTCTTCAATACTCGATCATGCTCTGCAATGAGGGCGATCTTGTTTTTTGCATCAAGGGCAGTCCACACGCCTTTTCCTGTAATGCCTACCCTGGAAATATCCTCGATGGCATGAACCATCGGATTCTCCGTCGTTTGAGACATGGACAAGGAGCCGCCACCACGTTGCAGGATTCTTTGCGCTTCGGTGGCGTCCTGCGTAGGACGAATCAATGATCTTGCAGACGGAGCAATCAATGTTCTGGTGGCAAGATTCCCGGCAACATCTCCAGCGCCTTGTCCAATGACATTCCATCCGACAATGCCCACGGCTTTCTTTGCTGCCTCGTAAGAGGTTTGCGGGGCTTGTGGGGTTCCTTGGCGCTGCAAGTCCTGATACAAGTTCCCTAGAGAGGCCCCGGCGGCTGTTCCTGCAATTCCCCCAGGAATTCCGCCACCGAATATCGCCCCGCCAATGCCGCCAACCATGCCGCCGATGGCGGGAGCCTCTCTTGTCAGGAAAGATTCTTGACCTTCGCTGACAGGTCGAGCGGTGGACACATCGAATCGGTCTGAATTCTTCCTGACGGGCTTTGCGGTGGAAAGGTCGAAGGCCATTATTTGATTTCCTCTACCTCGCCATTAGGACCGACATAAGCCCGATTCCCCTTGGCATCCTCATGCAATACCCAACCTTTTGCATTCTTCTCCGGCGGGAACATCTCTGGCATTTTGTCCGTCGCACGACGCTTTCCTGAGAGTCTTTTGGTCACAGCATCCATCTGCTGCTCCAGAGTTACCTTTCTGGCATCGAAGTCGTTGTTGAGCCGGCTGACCACTCTCCTGATGCTGGCCGCTGACATTTTGCCGGACATGAACTCCTCGACTTCTTTCCTTGCGGTATCCGACAGCACGCCAACAAGATTGGGATTGGTCAATATCCTTGCGGCTTCCGTGCGGTAGATCTGCATCTGCGCATTGAATTCATCCACATCCGGGGTGCCAATGGCTTTCATGCCGCCACGAATCCATCGCTCTATGACGGGAGTTCCCGTGCTGTCTACCTTGTCACCGAGAGCCATCAATACCTTGCCTTGGCGACCGGCATTCTTTTCGAATGCGGTTACGTTATCGTATTGCGCCGTGAGTTTGGTCAGTGATGCCTGATCGGCATGGAACGTTGCCTGTCCAGACACTATGCTGCCAGAACCAGCCCCGCCCTCTTCGTCTTCTCCCATCTTGTTAAGAATGGCATTCCCGCGGCTTTGTCCCGTTTTGCTCCACCCGCCAGGAAGAGGTTTGTTGGCCCTGATAAATTCCTCTGCAACTTTAAGTCCTTTCGGCGTCAGAGGTTCAACTGTCTCAGTCGTGCCTGTTTTCTTTTTGATCCATTGGCTCAATTCCGCATTGATGAAATCGTTCCGTTCCTCGGTGCCTGGCTTGAGATGTTTTGCATCTGCAAGTGCTTCGATGGTCTTCATGATCGCCGTGGAACCCACAACACGGTCGCGCAATATCTTGAAGGCCGGAGATTTTGGGTCCAGCTTTCCCAACTCATCCAGCTCCTGCAATATGGCTGGGCGATTCTGCTTTCCCTCCATCGCCTGTTGATGATGAATCTGCTGAAGCAACGCGGCTTCTTTCAACTGCGTGCTGTTTTCCAATTTCATCTTGTTTACGAAGTCGTTCATCGCCTGGCGTTTTTCCTTCGCACTCCCGCCGCTTTTTTTCAATACGTCCGCATAGGCGTGAATCCTGGCATTCATTTCCTCTGGTCCGTAAACCGTGGTGCGGATGCCGGAGACTTCCTTGGTATCGCCCATCGGCACATCATTGACACCCAATGGCTTCGGTTGGTCCACGCCTTCCGTCTTTATGTCCAAGGCAGGTGTAGCAGGAGTTCTCAGAGCATCGGAAGGCCCAAGTCCTGCCGATGGCCTCTGCTCTTGCCGGTCGAACTTCTCCATGACATCGGCAGCTTCGGACGCATAATCCATGGGCTGTTGCATGGGCGGAACGGGAGTTCCGTTCTTGGCCATGGCCTGTTGATAGGCTTGCGCATTGAGCGTGCCCTTCTGAAAATGATCGGTCAGGAGGTCGGCGATGAATTTCTGCTTCTGCGCACGCTGCGCTTGTTGCTGCGAATAGAAATCGGCATTCTGGTTGTAGACGTTCTGATTGAGCGCCCCGCCTGCCGCCGAGAGTCCAAGACCGATTGCACCAAGAGGATTGAGGTCGTCCATCATTCATTCCCCCAGAATCCGCCCAGACCGGAAGTATTCAGACTCGCCGATTGCCCCAGCCCCACGTTGGTACTCGATCCGAGATTCCGGTAATACGGACTCAATCCGTACATGAGTTGGCCCATCGAACCCAATCCCTGACCAATCGCTTGACCATAGCCAGCCTGTGCACTTGCGCCCAACTGCCCACCTTGCAGGATGGAGCCGATGTCGGCTTGTGATAGACCCAAGGCTGATAGTTCCTGCGCCAAGTTCTGATTAGCAACACTTGCATATTGGCCTTGCAAGCCTTGCTGCGCGGCGACATTCGTGCCCGCAGCCCCGAACATCTGACCGGCAAGACCTTCCTGCGCGCCGATAGTCTGTTGTGTCGCCAATGCTCCGGCATTTCCTATGGCACGTCCGTAATCGGTGTTGAGGTTGGTCAATGCCTGATCGCCGAAACTGGACCCTGAGATACCTCGCATGCCCTGATCCCGGGTCAGGTTTCCAGATGCCTGCGCCTGCGCCTGCATCAATGGAGCGGTCTGGGCTTGCAGGAACGGATTGGCATTGCTTCCCAGTTGGTTGTACAAGCCTCCCAGTTGGCCCATGTAATTGCCGTAGGCTCCGCTCAACTGCTGCTGATAGCCTGGGATGTTGGCAAGGGACTGTTCCCGCATCGCCCGGATGCGAGGGTCGATATAAACCGTGCCCCCACGGGGATTGATGTTCGATAATCCGGTGGATCTGGGCATCAAGGCAAGCTGGTTGGCCTGACTGGCGGCGTCTCCGGCAATGTTGGCGGATCGTCTGGCCGAGTCTGCGCCGGCAAATAAGCCGGCGGCTCCTAGTCCTATTGCAGCAGTTTCAATGCCCATATTTTCTGTCCAGTTCAAACCAGTCCACGCCGTTACGGATTTCCACCAGCGAGAAACCCAACCCTTGCACGAATTTTCTACCGACCTCGTTGCCATGAGATACGGAAGTCACTGCCCTGCCGTATCTGTCGATCACGTCATTCAAGACATTGACCTCTTTCATTCCCACCCATTTGCCGAATGCCTCCGGCTTGATGCAGGCATGGATCTGCTCCCGGTGGGTCAATATCGCCCCGACGATCTTTCCGGCGACCCGGACCGGATGAACATTCCAGTCCTCGACCGCCATGGCAAAGTCCTCGAAGTCCACATCACATCGGTCCCTGGCCGACTCCCATGCCGCTCTCAGGGCTTGGCTGGAATTGTCCATTGATGACCTGTCCTACCAGATGTCCATCAGCCGTGACCATCCCGTTCTTCGACACCTTGAACGTCCGGTTCTGGAACGACGCTTTCCCGTTCTTCACTTCCACCGGCTGTCCCTGCACGTTCACCGTCCCGGTGTACCCCGTCTGCATTCTGTCCACGCCCATTAGTCCCGGCATGCTTGGCTCCTTTGATTGAGAAGATGAACTGATCGCCGGAAGGCGTGCCGAACCATATCTTTCCGACATACCTCCATGTGGGAACGAACTTACAAATGTGCTGCGCCAGTTTCACGCCGAGATGTTCTGTCCTGAATTCGCACGCGCCAACCGTCTTGTCGTGCTTCGTTTTCTGCACGAAGGCGACTGAACACCTGAGTTTGTTTCTAGGCGTTGCCCAGGAAAACCAGAAGACCTGCGGGCAGATCATCCAGCCGTTCGAACTGACGCAGATCAAACATACCGGGCCGACACCTTTGCGGAATCCGGCGTTCTCGTCCTCCATCATCAGAACCAGCCCGAAGCCGGAAAGCCACTGAAGAACGAAGTCGGTGAAGGCTCGTTCATCCATCTCCGGCATCGGGAAGGACTCGCGCTTGTGCGCGGCCCAGAGAATGCCCATGTCGGAAGACAACTCCTGTCCTTCATGCGTTACGAACTGCCTCAATACCGGCTTGCTCTTGCGGAACAGTGTCTTTCTGTTCATTTGATCTGGATGCTGTCTATCTGGAATAACGTCGTGCCTGTCGATTGCACGCTGACATAGAACCCAGGCCCTTTCCCTCCGGGAGTGAAGTCGTAGTCGGAAACCCGCTGCGCTCCGGTAAAGCCCTGATTGAAGTACGTGCTGTTGCCGAAATAGAAATTGCCCCCGAAATACGCGGCGGAATCTCCACCAGCCGGGCCTTTCAGGTTGATGGTGCTGACCGTGGTGTTGTATTCGTCATCCCACTCGAAGGTCAGATTGACTTGTGAAGTCCCAACCCTTCGATATTCGACGGAGCCTTCCAGGTTCTTCTGGTTCCATGGCCACTGTCCCTGGAACAGCTCCGGACCGATATGACTGGATCGCCTCAGATACATCAGCGGATAGACGTTGGCATCTCCCGACTGGGCGGTTCCGTTCATGTCGAATACATTCCCATTGGCATCTCCCCAGAACACCGAGTAATTCGTCGTTCCGGGAATCAGCATGTACTTCGCCGCCTGGGTGTTGAAGGCGCTGGGGTGTTGGGTGGTATAAACGCTCCACGGGCTTTTCGAGTCCCTCAACTGATACCTGTCATGCGAGAGAAAGTCCTTGAACAGCACCATGACCTTGTTCGGAATGAACACCAGTATTTTCTGGTTGCCGATGTCGTAGACGATCTGGTTTGCACCGGACAGGTTGGCAATCGTGTTTCTGAGCCAGCGAGTCAATTCATCCGTTCTTGCATTGCCGAAGGTCTGGGTTGCGGACAGGAGGTTGATATGCCCGCCCTGACGCATGAAGATCACATCGTTGCCGATGTTCGCAATGGATTCGTTGCCCACCGATGGCGAACCATCGTAAAAGTCAATCCACTGGAAGTCCTTCGCGCTGCTGCCGATCAACTGGAACATCCTGCCGTTCAGGGTGGAGATGATCAGCGTGTTCTGAAATTCCGCCACCCCATTGATCGGTTTCAGGTCCGGTGTCGTCATGTAGAACGGCTCCAGCCCGGTCGAAAACGCCGCGCCGCCATAAGCCGTCGGCCCGCCACGATTGGTCAGGTTGAAGTTCGTCGGGTCTTCGAACGTGGAGGCGACAATCAGATGCGGGGTGGCGGTATTCGAGGTTACATTGAACAACCACGCCCGGTTCTGATGGACCGCGCCGTATTTGGCATAGAGCGGCGTGCCCCCTAACCCGGTGGGCGCATCGGAAAACGTCGTCCCGTCCCACTTCTTCAACACGTTTTGCAGCGAGACGTCGGTGATCAGGAGGTAATCCCCCAACGACCAGTTGAGGTCTCGCAACAACGACCCCGAGGCTACTGACGCCTTGGAGGTCCAGGTGCTCGAACCATCCCACAGATAGACCGTCGTCCCGGCGCAGACCAGAGTCGTCTGGGTTCCATCGCGCTTTAGCAGTTGCATCAGTCCGGTAATGGCCTGCGCGTTGGTCGCCGTGCCTTTCAGGTCGAACTGGTCTCGCGGGGTAAACCATGTCTGATCCACCGCGATGTCGAAGTTATAACCTTGCGTGCATTCCGTGATGTCCGGGTTTGGATTTTCATTCAATCCAAAAGTCGAAACCAGTTCGAAGCTCGAACCCGGTCTTATCTGATCAGGCATAGTCCCTGCCGTAACGCTTCGAAGGATTCTTGCCGCGCATCATCGCCATGAGCCGGGACATGGATTCCTTCCACACCGGGTCTTGAGAAACGGGAATGTCGTTTTTCCCTTCGTACAGATACTTGAACCTCCGGGCTGCGGCATCGCAGAAGGCATAAGTTTCGTCCGGCGTCTGGAACGGCATGAGATCGGTCGCTATCCCGGGGGTAATGGTCTTTTCGTACTCGTAGCTCAATACCCGGTTGTTAACCGACGCATCGGGAACGGGATAAAACCCAACCGACCAGACCGTGAGATTGGGGTCGTAATACCAGTTGGGCGCTCCGAGGTCGGTCTTGTAGGTGAGAATTTCCTTCCTCAACTGATCTTCGCCGCCACGGTATTCCCAGATCTGATAATTCTGCGTAGCGTCATAGATAAATGGAGGGTCGCCGTAGAAACGAACGAAGTCATTGGCGAGAGAATAGGTACGCGTGCTTGTAAGCAGAGTGATCGTGCCCGTGGCCCGTTCGTAAGACAGCAGGCTGTTCGACATCAAGTCCTGTATCTCGGACTGGATGGCTATCTGGCAGATGTTCGAGGTCGCGTTGTGATTGGTATCTGAGAAAGAAGTGAGTACATCGGTGTCTCCACGGATGAATCCCTGAATCCTCAGGATGCGATTGACCGCATCGAGGAAGGTAAGGCCGGAGCCCTGGACAATGATCGTCATAAAAAAAGGGGGAAGTTTCCCTCCCCCTTCCTGGTTACACCTTCGCTGATGTGGAGCGGAGTTTCACAACCCAGTTCGCATTCAGAATCTTCCCGGCGAAGAAGGCTTTCCACGCCAGAGATGCGATTTCATTGAACGGGTCTCCCGCGCCCGCCGAACCCAGATTCTTGTAGATCAGTTCGACTGCCGGAGGTGCCTTGGGGTTGTACATCTCATAGCTGTTAGCCGCATGCATGTTGCCCAGACCCACGGTACCGATGGCTTCCTTGCCATAGATAAAGGAGTCGTACACGTCGTTCAGGATTTGCGAGCCGCCGCGCATGCCGGTTGCGGTTTTCTTGCCGGCCTGAGAAGCGATGGTGCTGACCTGTGTGGATGCCCAACGAACACCGCCTACCGCGCCAAACTCGAACGGCATGGTCTCGGTGTAGCCTGCATACTGCTCCACCGCGACAAAGCCCGTTAGGCCCCGGATGTCTTCCTCCACGTCCACATGGCAGATGCCATAGTAGGACGAACGGATCGGAAGCGTTCCGATGTTGACAGACCCGGTTCCCAGCGGCGTGTAAGGCATGGCCGCGTTGTTGTTCAGCGTGTTCACCGCGTACTTGATGTCGGTCAGAGCCACGGTAAAGGCCACGTTCGACAGCGATGCCGCTCCACCCGCAGCGTTGTTGCAATAGCGGATGTTGGTAGCGCCTTGGTACACGGCAAACATCAGGGCATTCAACGATTCGCCCGCATTCGCGCCCAGCGTGTCCATGAACTTCATGGCTCGCGTATTGACGTTGTAGATGTCGATTTCCTCCGTCAGCTGGATGGCTTGGCCGTATTTCGCCATTGCCACCGTGACGTTGGAGACCGTGGGCGTTACCAGGGCACGGCCATAGAGATAAGCCGCATTGCCCTGAAATTCGCCCAATGCCGTTGTATTGGCGGTCAGGTTGTTGATGCGTTCCCACTTCACCGAAGCGGAACCGCCGTTCTTGTCCAACTGCCCCGGAAGGGTGCCGTTGAAGTACGGGAGTTTCTTGCGAGCAGCCTGCAACAGACCCTTCATCAACACAAAGTTGACTGGGGCCGGTACGTCGGTTGCCAGCGTTGCTACACGTGTTGCCATGATAAAAGCCCTTTAATTGCGGCTAGTACCCTCCACCGACTGATCTGGCCCACTTCTGCTGGAATTCCTCTTCAGAGAGTCCTTCCCACGCTTCATTGGCATCCGGTTCTTTCGTGGTGGTCGTCGCCGTCTGAGATTGAGAGAGTTTCAGGGCGCGTTGAGAGGCAACGAGTTTCGGATCGACCTTCATGGAAAACTGCTCGGCCAGCTTGTTGCCGACGACCTTCAAGGCTCTTTCGAGCGCCTGAGGGTTTTTCTGCCGGTTATCCCAGATGGCTTTGAACTTCGGATCGTCGCGGGCCTCAAGTTCGAGGGCTACTTCGACCATTTTCCGGTTCGGGTGCTGAACGATCTCGTTGACTGCATTAACGGCCTTGCCGATATCCGACTCCAACGCCTCGCGTTGCGCTCTCTGCTCGTAACCGGAGATTTTCGCCATCGCTTGCGTGAGTGTTTGTTCGAGGGCGCTTTGCCCTTGCGCAATCCGCGTGAGGTAAGCCTTGTGCGCGTCCGTGTCGAACGGATCGGGCACGTCTGATTTCGGGGCAATCTCCTGACGGGGCTGCACTTCCTGCTGGGGAGCGACTTGGCTCCGGAACTGCGTTGCGGTTTCTTCGATATTGAAGTCTTTCGTAATCTTCTCCAACGAATCGGTTTCAGGCATCTCTTGAGCCTGTACGGTCTCAGTCATTTCTTTCTCCTGTGAAAAGAGTCAGTGCAAGTAAAAAACCCTGTCTTTTAAGGGACAGGGCTTTCATTCGTTCCCCCGAAAGCGGGTCTTCGGGGTTGTAATCGGGGACTATCGGGACTTTCTCCTGGAGAGATTTCACCAGCTCCTGAAAGTACGGATGCTCCCGCAGTTCTGTGTATTTGCTCATAACATCGTCTTAATCCTCGATATGAGACTGCGCATTTCTTCCTTGATCGGCTTTTCTTCTTCTTCGATCATGGCGACGATAATCAGAAATTCTCCGTCGTTATCATCGAGGTTTTTGGCTTTCTGTATGAGCGCGTTTTGCTCTCTGGCATAGGCCAAGGCATCTCGCATCTCCATCATCTTGATGCGGATGTTGGTCAGTTCCGGACCCAGATCGCCGATATAGGTATAAACCCTATTGAGGTCTTCCGGTTGGGCCGGAATAACCGCAACGTTTGCAAGCTCGGTTATCTTCTCCGGCTTCTTTTTCTTCTTTATCGGAGGGCGAAACCATCCCCCGCCACCGACGAACGGCTGGGTAACTGTGCCTTGCTGCTGAAAATTAGTCTGGAACGCTGCCGGCTGGAATCCGCCGATCACGGTTTACTTCCTTGCGACCATCGTGCAAACGATGTCTTGGGCGGCTTCCTTGAAGAATGACAGCGCGTTCTGCTGGTATTCCTGGTTCCGGTTAACGATAGCTTGATGCAGACTGTAACCCCATGTACAGACGAAGTTGCACTTGTAGAAGTCATTATGCGGCGCGTTTACAGCTCTCCAATCGGGGTCCAGGTAATAGAACCACATTTCCGATACAGGCGGCCACTTGTGGGTCAAGTCCCCATAAGCCCGGTTGGAAGCCCAGTGAGGGGTGATAAGGGTAGCTTTTGCATCTTTTCGCATGACGCGGTATAGCTCGTTGACGAAGTGAATACGCTGTTCTGCATCCAGATGCTCGACAAAGTGGGAGCAATGGGCCTCATCCACCGAGTCATTTTCCCACGGCCATATACCGTTTCCCAAGTCCAATACGACATCTACGCCCTCGAACTTGATCGCATCCACACCCACCCACTCGCCGTCTTTGCGCTTATTCTTGCCGCATCCCAAGTCAAGGCGAATAATCTTGGGGGCTTTCTCGACCTTCAGTTTTGTCCTAGCCATTGTTCACCATGTAAAGTCGTTGACGTGATCGTAGTGGCCGACTTTCACCGCACAGTCGATAGCGCAGCGATAGCCGTGTTTTCTTGCGTCTGACCAGAAATACAAATCCTGCGTCGCCACCCCGTTTTCCTTCTGCGTATGAAACCAGGGCTTTCTGAGTTTCGGGTCTTTGAACATCTTGAGTCTGAACAGGTTGAAACCCATTCCCGTCCCGCAGCATTCGACCAACTGGTTTTCCACCGGCATCTGAGGGCGGAAGTTGGGTATAGGGTCTTTGACATCTCCCCAAATCTGGGCAACCCCGCCTTCTCCCTTGGTGAAATAAAGCCCGCCGATACAGGAAAACTCCGGATGCTGCTCCATCTGTTCGCAGAGCTTTAAGACCCCGTCTCCCGGCGGGCAGTTATCGTGCTCGATGGTCAATATGTATTCCCACTGAGAGAGATCAGGATGGGCCAAAACACCTTCTATCGCCTGACTGTACGCATCGCCTACCTCCATGCCCTGAGCCAGAATCCTCACCACCCCGTTGTTCGGCGGGAAGGCAAGGTTCCAATGGGTAAGAGCGACTTTGGCCGGGATCATGTCGGCGGCGGGCAAGATTACGACAATGCGCTGCTTCTTCCACGACGCGCCTTTTACCAGTCTTGCGCTGGTCTTGTTGAAGTCCGAGTTATGCGCGCCC